CACCGTTTCCTGCGCCACCTTCATTTCCTTGCCCAGCGGTTCCTGTTCCCCCTGGATTAGAATGACCGCCGCCGCCGCCTGAGCCACCATTTCGACCGTTGTATGGAGTGCCATTACCATCGGTATAGCCGCCCCCACCTCCACCAGTGGTCGTGATTGACGAGAACACCGAATTAGAACCATCACCACCAAAGGTTGCTGTGGTAGCACCGCCCGCACCAACTGTTACGGTGTACGAGTTGCCGGGAGTAACCGATAGCGTTCCGGTCAACATACCGCCAGCGCCTCCACCACCAGCGCCTCGGGCTGTATATAGATCCTTCCCTCCAGCACCTCCACCAGCCACCACCAAATACTCAACGCTGGTGACACCCGCAGGAGCCGTCCATGTCGTGGATGATGTGAACGTCTGCACAACAAAGTTGACCGGCCATTGACTTGCGCCCTTAGCAAGCTGTTGCTCGTAAAGCTCCCAGAGGCCCGAGGCGCTTGTGTTGCTCGGCGCGTTACGGGGGCCGATGATCCCGCCGTTACCCCGTTGCATTAGCTGATCTCCTCATACGAGCAGATAGCTTCAATTTTGTTCGCGCTGGATGCGGTCAACCGAAGAGAGTCGCCCTCTTCAAGGTAGATCGGCTTGCTGATGACATCAAGCGCCGCTTTTGAAGGAATGGTGATGGTCGGCGCAAACCGATAAGCAGTGCTTGCTCTAAAGATGTCTACGGTCAAATCAAAGTTCGCCGTGCTGTCAATATTCCCGGCGTACAAAGAATTGATCTTGAGCACTTTGTTGCTGTTGGCGGCATTACTCACAATTGCCGTAGCTGATGTTCCAACCAATTGAACGGCAGTTTTGCCGTTGATGGTTGCGACGTTGACGATGTTGGGAGCGGCCATGATTAACCTCCGAATACAACGGCCATTGCAATGGCCTTACCTGTTGAGAATCCCGCCTGATACGACGGCGCTTGGCCAGCCCCGTTCGAGGTCAGCACTTGTCCTGCCGTCCCGGCGGAACCACCAAAGAGGGTGGCTCCCGTCAGGTTTGCGGCCTGTAGAGTTTTGTTGGTCAGGGTCTGGGTGTTCGCGGCAGTGGTGACGTTCTGCGGCGCAACGAATTGAGAAAGCGTTGACATTGATTACTCCGGCTGTGTGGGCCAAGTGACTTCCCACGGGAATCCGGCTTGGCTGGTAATGTCGCGAAGGGCTTGGCAGTAGTCCTTCCACTCCTGTGACGGGGCGAGGTCACTGCGGAAGCGCCAGTCTGTTGCGGCCAGCAATCTGTTGCGTTCGGCGCGGACAGACTCTGCCTGTCGAGCGTCGAGCGCGGCCTTCGCCTCGTCTGTCATTTCTGAGACAGACCACTTGGTAAACCACTGGCCGTCGATCTGTTCGACGCCATCGCGGTAGGCGGACTGGTACCTAGTCGGCTGGGCTTGGGGCCCCTCGAGCACGGGGTCAGCGCCGAGCTCGTCGAGGAGCTCGGGAGTCAGTCGCGCCGGGAACGATGTGTCCGGGAACAAAGCGCGAAACTCGCCCTCGCCGACCACCTGACCGGTGGTGCGAATTCTGATTTCCATTACTACTCCTTATGCGATTGCGAGGAAGATGTAGGTTCCTGCCGACCACCAGCTACCACTTGTAGTGAAGCCGCTTGCATTCGGCACGATTGCGTTGGAACTGGTTACTTCGGCGTTTGAGCTATTGAGTCGAAGGTACGGATCAGTTCCGCTTGTGATACCTCTAGCCGAATCCCACACATACCAATCGTCGTTAGATGTGGTTGCCGTGCTCTTAATCAGAATGAATCGTGCGCCACTTGTGAAGCCGCAGTTCACGGCTGTATCAACACCAGCCACCTGAGTGAACGAACCAACCTTGCTCACACCCGGACAGGAGGCAAACAGGTAGGCGACATAAGTTCCTCCGCTTGCGTTTCCTTCAGTTCTTGTCCCAAGCCCAAAGGTTGTGGCTGTCATGTTAGGAGTTGCTGTTGACGGAGTTCCCCAATACTCAAAGCCCGCAATTTGAGTTACTGGATCGGTCAAATTTAGTCGAAGGTGCTTGTCATTTGTGTTGGTTGCGCTTGTCTGATAAACCATCCAGTTGGTGATTGCGTCTCGGCGCTTAACAATGATTAACTCAGGAACAACACCCAAGTTGTGATTCACAGTCCTAGCAGAACCCGTCCCTGTGTAGCAGACCACATCCATAAATCCCGGAGCACGCCTAAAAAACCAATTAATGTAAGTATTTGATGAGTCATTCCATGTGCTACCCGACCCAACAGAAACACCAGACATTGAATTTGTTATGTTCAACTGGGCAGGCGTTGTGGAAGACTCTGGGTTGGTCTTTTGATCGAGAATAATTCCGTCTCCGCGCAGTCTATCTACTCTAGTTTGATCGACCGTAACTGATCCTGAACGCCTAGAAATCCACCATGCGTCTGGAGGGAATCCAACAGATGTTATTGATGCGGTTGCACTCGTTCCAGTACGCGCCACTGGAGTAAACACACTAGTCCCACTCGTAGGCGTTTTCATCGGGCCACGGCGAATGGCGATGTAGATGAAGGTGATTCCGCTTTGCCCCAAGTCACTACCGCCGACAATATTGAACCCGGTTGCCGATGGAGCAACCATGCCGCTCGTTGTGTTTTCGGCCGCACTAGCGTTT